GAGAACTTGGCCAAAATTAGTGCAAGTGGTAAAGTAGAAAAACGGGAAGATGGTAAAGTACTCAAACCAGAAGGGTGGACGCCACCAGACATTAAGAGTATTCTGAAAAAATAATAAGGAAAAATATGGAATATATGGGAATTAAAATAGATTTGGAAAGAGACAAACTATTTGATGAGTTGGGCATCAAACGATTAAAAGAATCGTATATGCGTGACGATGAAACATCACCACAACAAAGATTTGCGTATGTATCATCATCATTCGGTACAGATGCTGCACATGCTCAACGTTTATATGATTATTCTTCTAAACATTGGCTCAGTTATTCTACACCAATTCTTTCTTATGGTCGTAGCAAGCGTGGTATGCCCATTTCTTGCTTCTTAAATTTTATTGAAGATACAGCGGAGGGTTTAGTTGATAATCTTAGTGAAACTAATTGGCTTAGTATGCTTGGTGGCGGTGTCGGCATTGGCTTTGGTATTCGTTCGGCAGACGACAAATCGACTGGCGTATTACCGCACCTTAAAATGTACGATGCCAGCTCTTTGGCTTATCGTCAAGGCCGTACCCGTAGGGGCAGTTATGCTGCTTATTTGGACATTAACCATCCTGATATTATTCCCTTCCTTGAAATGAGAAAACCAACTGGTGATCCAAATATGCGTTGTTTGAATCTTCACCATGGTGTAAACATTCCTGATGCGTTCATGGAAATCATCGAACGATGCATGTTGGATCCACAAGCAAACGATGATTGGAAATTAATTGATCCAAACAGCGGCGAAGTGCGTGAAACTGTATCAGCAAAGATGTTGTGGGAAAAACTAATCGACTTGCGTATGCACACGGGTGAACCATACATGCACTTCATTGATACAAGCAATCGTATGTTGCCTTGGTGGTTAAAAGAAAGAGGATTGAAAGTACATCAATCTAATCTGTGTTCTGAAATTATTTTACCAACAAATGAGGAACGCACAGCTGTTTGTTGTTTATCGTCACTAAACTTGGAGACCTATGATGAGTGGAAGAATGATGCACTTTTTCTACGGGACGTGGCAGAAATGCTTGATAACGTCCTACAGTATTTTATTGATAATGCTCCTGACAGTATCTCTCGTGCCAAGTATTCTGCTAGCCGTGAACGTTCTATTGGCATTGGCGCTTTGGGTTTCCATGCTTATTTGCAGCGAAAGAATGTGGCCTTTGAATCAGCCGTTGCAAAGTCAGTCAACAACAACATCTTCAAAACAATAAGAAAAGGATTGGATGATGCAAATCTTCAACTCGGTTTGGAACGTGGTGAAGCACCCGATGCCATGGGCACTGGCTTCCGTTTCAGTCATCTTATGGCTGTTGCTCCAAATGCTTCTTCGTCTATCATTTTGGGAAATACTAGCCCTAGTGTCGAGCCTTGGCGTGCTAATGCATACCGTCAGGATACTCTATCTGGAGCATTTCTAAACAAGAACAAATACTTGGATAAAATCATACAAAAAGAATCTGAGAAACATTCTGAAGGTTGGGCAGATGAAGTTTGGTCTTCTATCATTGCTAACGATGGTTCAGTTCAACACTTGACATGGATGGACGATGACACTAAGGATGTGTTCAAAACATCCATGGAAATTGACCAACGATGGGTGATTGAACATGCAGCTGACCGTCAACAGTATATTGACCAAGCACAATCACTAAATGTGTTCTTCCGTCCAGATAGTCACATCAAGTATGTTCATGCCGTACATTTCTTGGCATGGAAACAAGGATTGAAAACACTTTATTATTGCCGTAGTGAAAAACTTGCTAAGGCAGATAAAGTATCTAAACGCATTGAACGTGAAGTGATTAAAGAACTTGATATGACCCAAATCGCCCAAGGTAATGATTGTATTGCTTGTGAGGGTTAATGAAACCAACTATAGCATTGTTCCTGCACCAACCAAAGTGTTCGGTGCAATCAGGCAACGGCATTATCAAGGCACTTGGTGAACATTACAATTTTAAGATATTCACCAAACACGAATTAGAAGATGACTTCTTTGATAATGTCGATATTGTTGCTTTCCCTGGTGGTCTGGGTGACAGCGACAGCTTTGATTCTTTGCTTAAAAATAATCGCAACCGCATTTATGATTTTATTCGTAACGGCGGCCGTTATTTGGGAATTTGCATGGGTGCTTATTGGGCTGGCCGTGATTATTTTAATATTTTACATAATGTTGACGTAGAACAATACATCACTAGACCAAATACAGACACTCGTAGACCACATGCAAAGAATCTAAAGGTTGATTGGTTAGGTGAAGAAAAAGAAATGTTCTTCTATGATGGTTGTGCATTTGGTCCTGGTTATTATGATATTATTGCCAAATATAAGAACGATGATCCAATGGCAATAATACAAGGTCGTGTTGGTTTAATTGGATGTCATCCAGAAAGTGAACCACACTGGTATGAGAATTACAGTTGGATGAAGGGTAAGTATCATAATGGATCACAACACAAATTATTATTGGATTTTGTAAATAAATTAATGGAGAAATAAATGAAAAGAGTATTACGATTTACCGCATCTTGGTGTGGACCATGTAAGATGTTAGCAAAAAATTTAGAAAATGTTAGTACAAATATTCCAATCGAAGTGATTGATATTGATGAAAACAATGAAATTGCCATAGATTACGGCATTCGTGGTGTACCCACACTTGTTATGTTGGACGGCAACACAGAAATGAAACGATTGGTCGGTATGCAATCATTAAAACAATTAGAGGACTGGCTAAATGATTAAAAAAGTAAATTCCAGAGTTACTGATGAACGCAGTAACTTCAAACCATTCAATTATGCTTGGGCATATGATGCGTGGTTGAAACATGAACAATCACATTGGCTTCACACAGAAGTTCCAATGTTAGAAGATGAAAAAGATTGGAAAAGGAAATTAACAAATGACGAAAAGAAATTTCTCACTCACATCTTTAGGTTCTTCACTCAAGGAGACATTGATGTGGCGGGTGGGTATGTTAGGAATTATCTACCTTACTTTCCGCAACCAGAAATCAGAATGATGTTGATGGGCTTCGCTGCTCGTGAAGCCTTACACATTGCTGCATACAGTCACTTGATTGAAACACTTGGTTTACCAGAAACCACATATAGTGAATTCTTGACATATCAAGAAATGAAAGACAAACACGACTATGTGTTAGACTTGTCATCTAAGAATGGTACAAAAGAGAATACTGCACGCCACATCGCCGTGTTCAGTGCTTTTACTGAAGGTATGCAGTTGTTCTCCTCGTTTATCATGTTGTTGAATTTCCCACGACATGGTAAGATGAAGGGTATGGGTCAGATTGTTACTTGGTCTATCGTTGATGAAACAATGCACGCTGAGAACATGATGAAATTGTTTAAAACATATATAAACGAGAACCCTGAAATCTGGAACGATGAATTGAAGAGCAGCATCTACACCATTGCGGAGAAGATGGTTGAACTTGAAGATAAGTTTATTGATTTGGCTTTTGGTGTAAATCAAATGGAAGACTTAACTAGTGAAGATGTTAAGAAATACATTCGTTACATTGCTGACCGCCGATTAATTGGTCTTGGTATGAAGGGTATCTTTAAAGTAAAAAGAAATCCTCTTCCATGGGTTGAGGAAATGATTAATGCTCCAACTCATACCAACTTCTTTGAGAACCGTGCAACCGATTATGCAAAAGGTGCTCAACAAGGAACATGGGGTGATGTTTGGGCTCATTAAGGAGACCTTATGTCAAAGTTAGTTACAGGCGAATGCCTAAATTGTGAATCTAGTTATGAAGTTGCTTATGTTGAGCAACTTGTATCATCTGAATTGCCAGAACATTGTCCTTTCTGCGGTGAACCGATTGAAGAAATCACCGAAGACTATATAGAGGATGATGATTTGGATGACGATGATTTAAAATGGGAATAAACTGGATACACGATAACAAAGACTTCACAGAGGAACAGATTGGTGAGAATTATGGTTTTGTTTACCTAATCACCAATCTAACCAATAACAAAAAATACATTGGTAAGAAATTCTTCTACAGCTCTAAGACAAAAGTAGTAAAAGGCAAGAAAAAGAAACACAAGGTTTCTTCGGATTGGCAAACTTACTATGGTTCCAACGAGGAACTGAAAAAAGATGTTATAATGCACGGTCGAGAGCAGTTCAAGCGAGAGATTATACACTTATGCAAATCCAAAGGTGAGTGTGGTTATCTTGAAGCAAAAGAACAGTTCATTAATGGTGCGTTAGAGAGTGATGAGTACTACAATACCTGGATTATGGTAAGAGTGAGAAAATCACACATTAAAGGATTACAATGTTAGACGCTTTGCGAGAAATCGTAGATTATGATACCATCTTTTTTGTGCCACATCCGGAAGATGATAATCAGGTAAAACTAGAAGTGGCAAAATATAAAGAAATGGGTGAAAATCTT